AATGTAATCATGCGCGGCAGGGATTAGCCACTCATTTATTTTTAAACAAGCTTCGATATTGACGGGTTGAACGCAGTTCATCACGACTGTCGTCCAGAACGCACTGATATATCCCCAGTTCATCGATCCACAAATACAGCCCAGCCGCTTGCTTCTCCTTCTATAGACCAACGCTGGTAGAAGGCAGGACGTGACATCCTGATCAACTCACCAGATTTTGTGGTGTCATGGCCGCCATGATCCATATCTGGCTTGCCCATTGGATCCATCGCAATGAAGTCGTCTTTGTCGTAGCCAATGATTACGCTCCAATGACCGCAACCCTCGCTATCACACACTGCTGGTTTGCCCTTGGTGAGATCGCCTTTATGTAGCCAGCCAACCATGATCGGTCTGCCAGCATCGATCTCAATCTCAATGTCCTCAACCCTGGCATCCCTGCGAAACTCAGCATCCAGACCAAGTGATCTCAACGCAGAAACCTGAGCATGGACTGCTGTCGTATCACCAAATTTTCGGCGTATATGCCGATAAGCATCTTGGCTTTTGATGCCATGGTGGAACGCCACAACCATTGCAGCCGCTGCATCAAAACACTCTCTATAGCCATAGCCGGTAAGGCTATCCATTTGGTTGTAATACGGGACGCCGTAAACCTCTTGATGGATGCCACTGGTCTTCCACATCTCAAACCATTCAGCCTCATCGTCAAGCAAATCTTGATCGATCGACTTCTCTAGCTCCGCAATCGCAGCCAGCTGATGGGGATCACCTTTTTTGAAGAACTGAAAGAAGGGGAGCAACGATAAAGCCACAACTACAACCCAAACCCACATTTATTTCTCAACGCGATCTCCAGGGAAGAGTAAATCTTGCACATACTTGCAAGCAACGTCATCAAGCTGGTTGTCAGTTTGCTCGCTGATCTTGATTAAACAGTCAAGTAGAAGCTGTTTTACGGCCTTTGATTTGATGAAGCTAAACAGGATTGGCTTTAGAAGTAAAACCATGACAGCACTGTGTGTGCCGGAAGTCTAAGTCCGATTTGCGTGGCCTTCCAGTCGTGCCACATTCTGCTCTAGGTCTGAGATTCGAGCGAATAGTTCCTGGTCTCGAACCCTCAGGTCAGCGTGGAGCACATCCATTCGTGACGCTAAATTATCGACAGCTGAGGTTAGACGCACCAACGAATCCCTTCCATGCTGTGTCTCGCGGTTGGCACCTTTGATGCCAGAAGCGGCTACGCCTATTGACGCACCAGCAACAGCAGCCCAGATTTCAACCACCATTCGACCTCTAGCGTGAACTCATCATGGCAGAAGAACAGGCTAAACAAGAGCAAGAAAACGACAACTCACGTTTAGGTGATGTCATCAAAGTTGTTCTGCTTGGCTGGGCAATGGCAATCCTGACGGCGAATTACCTTGGCGTTTTTAAGCAATCCCTAGACCCGACCTATCCAGCTTCCATTCTTTCTGGCACGGCAGCCTCCTTTGGCTTGGCTGTCGGCAACAATAAAAAGAAAAAAGAAGAGCCTACAATCAAGGAACAGTCCTCTACCTCTAAGCCAAAATGAGGCGTTTTCTCTTTGTATCGTGCCTAACGTTTTTTGCGGTAAGTCCTGCTTCGGCAGACATTACGCACGCTATTAAATCTTCAATCTCACTAACTGTTGATGGAGCAGCATCCCAAGCAATTAGGCAACCGTCTTCATTTTCAGTATCTGGCTCTAACGTCACTTTGGGTACTCCTCCTGTGCTGGGGACACTTACTTCCGGGACTGCTCTTGGGTACACTCCTGGTGCTTACAGTATTACTACTGCTGGCGACAGCTTTTCGTATTCAGAGTCGTACATAGAAGGTGATGACGTTCCAACCGTACTTTCAACAACGGTTACTGCAGGCGTCGTACCAGCACTTCCTACCTTCGGGAATACAACAACAACTGCAGGCGGTGTAGCTGGAACCTTGGCTGGAACAATTGCAACTGATGGTGCATTGACAATCACAGCGGGTGGAGCTGGTACGACTGCAATTGGCCAAGTTATTCAGGAGCTAACTATCAAGTGAGAATCCTGCTGTTGTTGCTTTTGGCTGCTCCAGCTGCAGCAATTCCTGTAGTGCCAAATTTCCAGCAAGGTGTGCTGTCTTCCACGACACGCACCAAAACAAAAGTGACTGAAGTGATCAACTCATACGAGTACAGAACAGGGTATGAGTACAGCGCAAGCGGAACTAATATTGCCCCGATTGGTGGCAGCATTGCTCCAGCTAGTCTTACGACAACGACCAATACATTGAATGGTGTTTCTAGTCGTTGGACTGGTCTTGACCCTGCTAGCAAACCTACTTGGAACATCGTCACCCAAGGCGCATCGTTCCAGTTTGTTGAAACACTCCAAGGGCCAGGACTCACAAATCACACATTGATCAACAGAGAAACAGACATTGAATCTTTAACCGAGACGACAAGCACCTTTAGCCAATGAAGCGAGTCATAGCAACGCTTTTGCTGCTAACCGCTCCAGCACAAGCACAGGTTTCAAGCACTGCCGCTCCAGTAGCAAACAGTTCAGGGTCAGTTACCAACCAAGCTGTTCAGGTCGTCCCAGCAAAACAATTTACTAATACTTACGGCGGTGGGATTAGTTGCCAAGGTGCAACGCTAAGCATTAACCCTTTCATCAGTACAACAACAGGCTGGGCGCAACCATACGAAAGCCATTACAACGAACCTGTATATGACACGATTGATGTTGTTGGTGCGTTTGACCCTGAAGGAAATGCAATTCCAGATGGCAGACCAGATAATCCGGGCGATGTTCTTTTTTACAAGCCAATCAGAACAGGGCAAAAAACAAACCTATCGATTAACGGCGGCATCACTGCCACTATTTCGATACCGCTGGATCGTCATCACGTACGAACTTGTCGCAAAGCCGCCGAAAAACAGGTGGCACTTCTAGACGCAACCCTTGCTGATAAAAGACTCAACTACGAAATTGCAAGGTTGAAGAATTGCGCTGGCTTAATGAAAGAAGGCATAATTTTTCACCCCAAAAGTCCCTATGCGTCAATCTGTGCCGATGTCGTCTTAGTCAATCCGCCTGGTGTCTTACCGCCCCACACACATTCAATACCTACTTCTTCAAAGACCGCTGAAACTTCCGACGTTGCCAAGCCGACTCAACAAGGTTCTTCTTCCCCAGCTTCTCCTTGATCTTTTTGATTGTCTTTTTGACAAGAGGTTTGATTACCTTTAGCAAGATATCGCCTAATGGCTTGGCTAAGACTGCCGCTGTTGTCGCAACAACCGCAATCGTTGCAGTCGTGACCACAACAGGTGAACCAGGTAAATGGTTGCCGAGAATCGCTGGTATGTCCAACGACTTGAACTGGGTTTTACATTCTCCATCGACTCGCTTGTAACCAGTGATGACAGCAGTCTGAAGCTTATTTTTAGCGCCAATAGGTATTGCGTCGGGTGGCGGACACGGTAACTCTGTGTCTACATTTGGAATGCCGGTTGGGTTGGACGCCTCCGGTGAAGGGGACTTGGCCGGTTGTTTCGAGGCAGCCGGTTTTTCTTTTGGTACTTCAATTGCTGGCGGCTTGGCTGACCCATAAGTCAACGTGCCAGGTGTAATGTCCATCGCGTTAAACGACGGCATCGTTCCATCACAAACAACAAAATTTCCCCTTGGGTCGTTGTCATAAGCCTTGTCGTTCCCAGGCTGTGCATTTCTGGTCTCAACGCAGCCGGGTATATCAGCAACTGGAAAACCCAGCATTAACGTGATCGGTGGCTCTTGCGGAATACTTTGCGGCGGAATACCTCTCCAAACTGGTATTTCTGGGACGTACACACGCCCCACACCAATCTCAGGTATTTCAGGCACCGAATCAGAACGGTAACTTAGGCGTTTCGATTGCTGGGCCTGTAGCTGATGGCAGCTCAGGCATCACGTCATCAATCTGACCAGGAAGCATGTCAGTCACTAGCTTTGTAAGCTCAAGCTTTAGCTCACTCATGTAGTGCTTTGTGATTGATGGAATCCTGGTGTAAAGAGTTACCGTTCCAATCACCATGCCCGCTGACATCGTGAATGCTGCAACCGACATTACGTTGAAAAGTTTTTGCATGATCAAATTGCAAAGAAAAAACCTCCCCTGCTGTGTGAGACCAGGGAAGGTTGCAGTTGCTCTGTTAAAAGACTAGCTCAGAATGCGTACTTGAGGCCAAGCTTTGACCCCCAGCTGAAGTCGTCGCCAGTTACGCCGCTGAGTTCTCCATAGAAACTAACGTTTTCAGCAACTTCCACTGATCCACCGAATTTGGCAGCAAATTCAACTTCGTTTTCTGAACCGTTAGGCATCAGGATGGCAGGACCACCTTGAACGAACCAGGAATAAGCGCCTTGGCCGCCTTCGTAGCCAACGTCAAGGTTCAGCGCACCACCCAAGTAATCGTCGCCAACAGTTGCGCCGTTAAATTCTGGGTTCAGGTAAGGACCAGCGAGGGCAGACGTTGGTGCCAATGCAACTGCCGTAGCGGCTGCACCAAGAACAAGAGACTTGATCATTTTTAGAAAGGGTTGAAGTTCCTAGCACCAGATTAACTGGCCCAGTCAATGGACGGTTAGGAATCTGCTCCTTAATTGTCATCCGTTCCAGGGAACGTTGAAAAGTGACGCTTATGTAGTCCTGTGTAAAGACCGCGTTGAGGGTGATCAGGTGCATCCCGGCCTTCAAGCTTGTAAAGCATTTCCATCCACGTGATGCGGTTGTTCATTGCTTCAAGATCCTCAGCACCTGGCTTGCAGGGGATCATTGGATCGGGTCTAGTAGTCACGTTCATCCTCGTAAAGGTCGTCATCGACTGGGTTGAAAGCTAAGACAAGGGTTGTCAGCACAACCCCAGCCAACACGCCAAAAGTAAAGGTCATTCAGGATCAGCAGGCCAAGCTGTAGCGATACTAGGGTTTGCAACCGTTTCCATCACGGCATTGCCGTCACTGTCCACAACACCATCGCCATCAGAGTCGGTTTGCTGGCGCGTAATCGTTGCCGATCCAAACAACAGCTCTTTCAACGCATCAACAGTGCTGCAAGCATCGATTTCGGTTTGGCGCGTATTGCATGACGTACGAACAGCAGCTCGATACGTTTGCCATGAAGTCGGAAATGCTGTTTTAGCAGCAGCAAAACTGCTGTTCACTTCTAGTTCTTTGACAACGCGCCAATCAGATGGGGCAAGCAGGGTTGATGCGATTTGATCTTGCTGTGCTTTCCACTGTGTCTTTAGACCTGTTGTGACGTTGCCGTCGTCATCGGTTGCATCATCAAGCTGCTTTGGGTTACCAACGCCCCAATAAAATCTTTGATCCCAGGATTGGGCAGCTGCACCATCAGCAACCCAGCTAATGCCAAGCATGGCACGATCTTGTGAACTGCTTAGACGCAGCCAGTTAGCTGGGTATTGAACATCGTTGTACTCCCACGGAATATCCAGGGGTAACGCACGACTGCCGATTTGATAGCCCATGAGGATGCAGGTGATGAACGAAGTTTAACGAGCAAGCCCGCCATTGCTGGCGAACGGGTTAGAAGCAAATGCGAGATATATATATGTATCGCCACTTGTATTATTTACGCCACTATTTGAGGTTCTGATTTTAAAGCCATTTGAAAGAAGATCAAGAGGGCTGCTTGCCTCGGTAGTGCTGCTGTCGGCAAGCAATCGGTCATCTTGCGGGTTATAACCAGGACGGCGTAAATCATGAATTTCCCAACTCGCTGTAGCATTTGTTCTTTTAGTTAATAAAAACGCAACAGCAAAACCTGTTTGAACAAACGGACCATCACTAGACCCATTGGCGGTGTACGAACCCATTGCGCTGTAGCCCGCGACAGGTGTGAAGCAGTAGGCGATGTGATCATCCGTTAAATAGTTGCTATTAAGTCCAACGCTAAAAACAGACGATGTTGGGGATGTATTGTTCCAATTATTTGCTGCAGTGCTAGAAGCATTTGTTGAGTTCAAATTGACTGCTTTTGTATTGCCAAGCGATGAAT